CACCCAATCATCAGACCGCCAATCCTCACGATTAGTAGCCCTAACACGCTTGACATCAGGATAAAGGTAGTTACCCTGCCTCGCATAACAGAATTTACAAGCATCGACTGCCTCTCCTTTAGAATCTACAGAGCCGGGACAATCATCCCAAGCCTGTAGACTCCATGAAAAACATCCTAACTTACTGGTTCTTGATAGCATTGGAATCCTTAGATAATTATCTAAAAAATCACCTTGTGATCAGCAACAACAAAAGACACTGACCAATTCTTGACAAACAATACTTTACCTGTTCTTGCAGATTGTACTTTAGCATAGAAAGGATTAGTTGTCAACACTTTACCGTTAACTTTCTGACCTTTTTGATAGACAGTAAGGAAACGCCCACCACGGTTTTTTAATGCGCGATTAAACTTTAAAGAAACTTTGAACAATTTAAACATTTGAATCTCCTTAGATAGTTAGCTAAAAACAATCAACAACAACCACAAACACAATACTACCACAAAACAGGGAATTGTCAAGTGTAAGAAACTAGGGAGTTTCCTCCCTAGTCTGTTACATTGTCGCTGGCTCAAGCTCTGGCTCTACGATCTCGCTAGCTAGTACCATCAGCCGTTCAGCCTGATCGAATCGCCCGTGGTGGTGCAAGTGCTGAGCTAACCGATCCAGTTCCGCTGATATATCGCCTAAGCTTAGAAGAGTCTCAGTTGTCACTGATTCATCCTGCGAATCCTCTACCGATTCATCTGTCTTTGGTGGCTTGCCTAACTCCCTAGCGAATTTCGCTAGTAACTGAACGGATCGAGTAGGATAATCATATATTGCTGTCCGCTTATCCGATTCTTTCCAATTCTTGAGCACTGCTTTTACTCTACTGCGGTAATTCTTTGCTTCTTTTTCAGTCTCGCCGTTATTGATTCTGAAGTTTAGATAACTATCTAAAAATTCGTCCATCTGTTCCGGCTTACTGATACTTATAAGACAATCTTTGATTATTGCTACAGCTTTTTGTCCTGCGTTAGTTTCCACCTTCGCAAGTTCTTTTCCTGAATGCTCGAAGTTCATGGTGTTTCCTTTAGCAAGTGATTAAAGAACGAATCGATTAGATAACTATCTATTCGATAGAAGAATCTTACTCCTATTGCACTGCAATATACAAGCTAGGGAAAACCCTAATGTATGCCTGTACAGTACTGTATGGCTGTATAGGGTACTTAATAGTCTCTCCCTCTTGCCTACCCAGACTCGATAGTCTCTACCTATTGGCATGGTTTTTGCTATGCAATTTCCGTGCCAACTCAGAAACTGTTGTATTTTAGAGACACGGGGGAGGGGGTGACACAATGGGTTGCGTGTATTTGCACCCTACAACACACAACAGAAGGTAAAATAGGGATTATACAGTGGGAAAACTGCCCTAAATAAGACGAAATAGGACTAGAAAAAGGCTATACAAATCAAATAGTTATGAAATTGTAGGACTTGACAGGAAAAGTTGTGCAAATCTGTACACTCTGAAGCCTTAACTTGTACACTATTTAGCCCTAAAGAGTAGAAAGTACTTGACAAATGCTAAAAAGTATGCTATAATAAATGCACTATATAGGTAAACAGATAACTCTTAAGAGATAACTGTGAATATAATTATAATTATCCTTCAAGTTAGTTCTTAAGTAACTCTTTAAGTAATATCCTTTATGTAAACTTCACTACATAGGAACTATATAGACCCAATCAGTTTGTTTGTCCCCTATAGAAAGGCCCCTTAAATGGATAAGCCAAAGCCTAAACGAGGAAGACCTCGTAAAGAGGTGCTTGAGTCTAAGAAACACAGAAATGCTGTAGGACGTCCTCCGGGAGAAGCAGCAAGAATTAAAGAATTTTATGCTCGTCTGTTGTCTACTAGCGGTGAGAAGGTAATTGAGACTGTCCTTCGTAAAGCGATGGACGATGATGACAAGGATCAGGTGGCTTGTCTTAAGATGTGCATCGATAGGCTGCTACCTATCAGTCATTTTGAAAAGCAGGGACAGGGTAGGTCTAACGCAATACAGGTACAGATTGTTACAACTGGTACACCCCAGATAGCTGCAAGAGAAACTGAACAGATTGACTATGAGGTGATAGACGTAGACTCGGAGGAGCAGCGTGGCTAACCTTAGAGTAGAACTTCACCCCAAGCAGACGGAAGTATTTAATGATAATCACCGTTTTAAAGTGGTTGCTGCAGGACGAAGATTTGGAAAGTCTCGTCTCGCTGCTTGGACCCTCATCATTGAGGCATTAAAATCTAAAGAGAAGGATGTCTTCTATGTTGCTCCAACTTTTCAGCAAGCTAAAGACATTATGTGGACGGTTCTTAAGGAACTTGGACATGAAGTTATCAAAACTGTACACGAGAATACGGCGGTAATAACTTTAGTAAATGATAGAAAGATTTACCTCAAGGGATCTGATCGTCCTGATACTATGCGTGGTGTTGGTCTTGCTTACGTTGTAGTAGACGAGTATGCGGACATGAAGCCGCAAGTGTTCGAGCAGATCCTTAGACCAGCACTGTCAGATGTAAAGGGTGGAGCGCTGTTCATTGGAACCCCAAAGGGCAGGAATCACTTCTACGAGTTGTACCAGATGGCCCAAAAGGAAGAAGATGAAGATTGGTCCTCGTTTCACTTTACTTCTTTTGATAACCCTCTACTCGATCCTAAAGAGATTGAGGCTGCAAAGAAGTCAATGTCTTCCTTCAGTTTTAGACAGGAATACCTTGCTAGTTTCGAAGCCGCCTCCTCAGAACTCTTCAAGGATGAGTGGATACACTATGTTGACAGTGATGATGTTCCTGACGATGGGCAGTACTATATTGCTGTGGACTTGGCTGGTTTTGAAGATGTAAGCAAGCAGGCTAGTAACAAAAAGAAGCATCTAGATGAATCTGCAATAGCTGTGGTTAAGGTTACTCTAGATGGATGGTTTGTCGATACTATAGTGTTTGGACGATGGGATATCAAAGAAACCGCCAACAAAATATTAGAAACAGCAAGAAGTTACGATGTGCGGCTAGTAGGTATAGAGCGGGGAATGGCACGGAACGCCGTACTCCCGTACCTACAAGACTTGATGAAGAAGAAGTCCTTTTTCATCTCAGTGATAGAGCTGACTCATGGGAACAAGAAGAAGACGGACCGTATAGTATGGGCACTGCAGGGACGCTTCGAGCATGGAAGGATTAAGTTAGTTAGAGGCGATTGGAACAAGCAGTTCGTAGACCAACTCCTTAACTTTCCCAATACTGCAGTTCATGATGACTTGATTGATGCCTTGGCTTATATCGATCAGATTGGTATTACAGAGTTTACAGACATGATGGAAGATGACGAGTACGAACCTTTAGACACAGTATCAGGATACTAACATGGCTATAGCTACAATGTTCAAGGGATTGGTAGGGGTTCCAGAAGAACTCCTAGAGTCTGCCTCTGGTAAGATTAAGAGAGGCTTATTTGATTTTGAAGAGATGCCTGCTGTTTTGCGTGACCCAGAACTAATTGGTGGATCAAGAGGATTAGCCTCACTAGAAGATACCCTAGAACCTGAGATGGCTGCAAATATGCGTAGCAATCTAGTTCTAGCTAACAAGATGTTTAAGAAGGGCGAGGCTAACGAAGACATCCTAGCACGCACTGGTTTTTACTTTGATGAGAACGGAAGCCCTAAGTATGAGATTGACGATTCTTCGGCTGACTTCCTTATCCCCTTCTCAGAGTTAAAGCCCGGACAACCTGTCCTAATGGGTGACCTACTCAAACACGACAAGTTCTACAATTTCTATCCTGAGCTTAGAGATACGCCTGTTAATTTTTATCGTGGTAAAGAGACTGAGGTTGGCGGGTTTAATGTTAAAACTGGTGAGATTGATATGAATCTTAACAGCGCCTCTCTAATTGATGAAGATCCTATTGGTGCTGTATCTGACTTATTGCACGAGACCCAGCACGCTATTCAAAAGTTTGAGAAGTTCTCACAAGGCGGTAGCAGGCAGCAGTTCCTAAGAGATATTGCTACTCCTACCGACAAAGAGGTTGAAGAAGCCTTTGTTAAATACTTAAAACTTGCTGGTGAGGCTGAGGCTCGTAACGTATCCTTTAGGTATTCAGAGCCTAAGTATGATAAGGTTGCAAAGACTCTAGGCATGAAAAGCGAAAACAAAGCTAAAGGAAAGAATGTACTTCAGACTTTAGCTCAAGACCCTTTTTCTAAGAAGTATGGAATAACTCCTGCACAGTTAACAGACCAACAAGGAAACGTAGTTGATATCCGTAACGAAACAGGTATAGAAGATTTAAGTTATAAAGAGCCAATTGAAAGGACTATCTAATGGCTGACTTTCAAGAAGACCCAGTATCTGAATCAGATAAAGAGCTAGTAGCATTTATTATTGATCATTGTGATCGGTGGAAAGAACACCGTGATAATAACTATCAGGCTAAGTGGGACGAGTATGAGCGCCTCTATTATGGCGTATGGTCTGATGAAGACAAGACTCGTGACTCAGAGCGCAGCAGGCTTGTGTCCCCAGCTATTCGTCAGGCAGTAGAGAATAAAACCTCAGAGATTATTGAAGCTACCACAGGACGTGGTGAGTTCTTTGAGTTAGAAGATGATGCTGCTGACCAAGAAGAGATGGACGTTGAGATGGTTAAGCGCCAACTTCACGATGACTTAAAGAAAGACAAGGTAGACAAGGTCTGGGCAGAAGTAAACCGTAATGCTGAAATCTTTGGTCTTGGTGTTGCTGAAATTCAGATTAAATCTACAGTTGAGTTGCAGCCAGCAATGCAGCCACTACCTAACGGACAAGCTGCCGCTATTGGTGTAATGGAAGTAGATCGTGTATCTGTTCCAGTTAAGTCAGTGCATCCTCGTAACTTTGTTTGGGACCCAAACTCTGAGACAGTTGATGATAGCCTTGGCATAGCTGTTGAAGAGTACACTAGCCTCTTTAAAGTAGTTAAAGGGATTGAAGATGGGATCTACAGAAAAGTTAATATTGGTCCTGAGTTTAGTGATGCTGATCTCATCCCAAATCAACTGGACTCACTCTACCAAGAAGATAAGGTACGAGTCCTTCGCTACTACGGGTTAGTTCCTCGTGAGTACCTAGAGGATCTAGAGAACGAAGGTGGTGAGGTAGCTGACCTGTTCCCAGAGGACAGCGATGCAGACAAATACGC